TGGGTTCAAAGCACGTTATGTCGCTTTGTGGCAACGGCAACGTCGGCATTGGTGATTCCACTCCTTCCTACAAGCTCGATGTAAACGGCACGTTCCGCACTACTGACGACATTTACAACAATATCAGTGGAACGCAAAGTTCTTTACCGGGATACTACAAAGGTACTTATGGCGCGCAAATAGAATCTGCTGGTACTGGCTCAACTTTACATATTGCAAGAAGCACTGGCAACTGCATGAATATTGGAGCAGATTCCAATGCTACTGTTGTTTATTTCAGGGACACAAGTGCTGGAACCACTGTTGCAACTGAGGTTGGATCTATTAGCATAACATCTTCTGCTACGGCATTTAATACTTCTTCTGATTACCGACTTAAGGAAAACGAAGTAAGCATTACCGATGGCATTGATAGACTTAAGCAACTCAGTCCTTACCGTTTTAACTTTAAGGTAGATCCAGATAAAATTGTAGATGGATTTTTTGCTCACGAAGTATCGGATGTTGTCCCCGAAGCTATAAGGGGAGAAAAAGACGGCATGAAAGACGAGGAGTACGAAGTGTCTCCTGCGGTTTATGAAGATGTTGTTCACCCAGCAGTTGAAGCCACTTGCGATGAAGACGGTAACGAGCTAACCCCTGCTGTAGAGGAGTGGACAGAAAGTGTTCTAGTTACTGAAGCAGTGAGAGACACTCGCAGTGTTCCTGACTATCAGGGCATTGACCAATCTAAACTAGTACCGCTCCTGACCGCAGCATTGCAAGAGGCTGTAGCCAAGATCGAGGCATTGGAAGCTAGAGTGCAAACACTAGAAGGATAAAGATGGCATATTTTGGCGAAGATATGGATTTAGATCCATACGAAGACGAGTTTAATATTAATTTGGGTCTTTTCCCAGACGTTTTTGGTGCTGGCCGAAGGGCATTGGATAGTCTTCCTGGCATCTTAGCAGGAATATATGCCAGAGGTAGGGAGCTAAGTAGTAATGCTGGAGGGTACGAAGACGATGAAGACTTTATTTATCGTGGGCCAATTTACCAAACTTCAGATGGCACAGTCCAAATGCAGGGGCCAATGCACACTACCCCAGTCCTTTTAGATCAAGAGGTAGGTGGAGGTGGAGCACCTAGAAGACCTACTAGCACTTCTTCTACTTCCGCTAGACCTACTACTCCAACTCCTTCAATTTATGGCATTGAGGGTGGAGGCGGAGGAACTCGCATAATTACACTTCCAGGTGGAAGGACAATACCTGTTCCAGAAGGTTTAAATCCACTTCAGTTACTTACTCAAGGGTTAATAACTAGAGAAATTTATAAACAAGAAACTGGCGAGGACGCTCCAGATGTTACTCAGCCTAATCAAATTGCTGAACCCGTTGAATTAGAACAAGAAACTGGTGATCCATTAAGGCGTTTTCCTGATGAGGTTATTCCTCCAGATGACACTACACCACCCGATAATGTTATACCCCCTGATGACACTATTACACCCCCAGATGATACTCAACTTCCCCCAGACGATAATAACGCACCCCCAGACGATATGAACGAAATAGATCCAGACGTAATAGATCCAGACGTAATAGATCCAGACGATGGTGTTGTAGACGATGGTACAAGTACAGGCACAGGCACAAGTACAGGCACAGGCACAAGTACAGGTACTGGTGCAAACACTGGTACTGGTGAAGGATTTGACTACGAGAAGTTTTTTCAAATGCTTAGTTCAATTCCTGCATTCCAATCAGGAGCATCATTTGAAGAAGGAGAAGTTCCAGGAATATATCCAACAGCAATAGAATCTCTTCCTCAGGCTACAGCATTTATTCAATCTATACTGGAGCTTGATCGTCCTGTTTCAGAGCAGCAAGCAGAGCTTAAGACAGATATTTATAAGGATATAATAGGAGATGTACGTGAAGCCCAAAGCCCATTGATGCAATCACTTGCTCGTAGGTCTGAGCAATTAGGTGCACAGGCTGAAGGATTAATGGGGCCGTTATCTTTCCTTGAAGGTCGAGATGCTACTCAAGCTGGTTACGGACAAGCTGTAGCTGGAGGACGAGGTCTAGGAAACATTAGTGAAATGCTTGCTGGAAGACAACGGGCTGAACAAAAGAACGTAAACTTGCAACTTGCAAGCAATCTTCTTGGTCAGCAAAGAGCTACTGCTGGACTAATGGCAGATATTGAATCTGGTATTTATGGCAGAATGGCTCCTGATATTGGAGTAGATTCTGGAACAATTCTTGGAATTGCTGGAACTGACATTCAGAACGTTCTTGGAGAAAAGCTTGGTAGAGAGTACTCTGAAGCTATTAGGGAAGGTTCTCGTAGAGAACAGCAGGGACAGCTACTTGAGACTGCTGTTGGTTTTATTCCTGATAATCCCCTTAAGAGCATAACGGATTTTATTAATTTTATAAATCCTAATAAAAATAAACCAGTATACGCAGACACTGCTAACGTTTAAATATTATGGCACTTAAATCATCATCACCCCTTAATCTTGCTGCACTTCGCCAAGATTACTCTATGCTTCCTAAGATAGCTGCTGTTAAAGCTCAGGCTAATCAGCAAATGATTGGTGCTATTCAGTCAGGTCTTCAAAAGCGTAAGGAAAGAATAGAGAAAAAAGAAAAGAATGCTCTGAATGAAAAGATTTTGAAGGACTTAATTGCTTCAGATCCTAACAATACAATCGTTCCTGCTGGCATGGATGAGAAGGAGTTAGCGAAGATCATTACTCTTCCAGAATCGCTGGCTTATCGTAGAGCTTTAGTGGCTTCCGATAAGGCTGCTGCCCAGCTTGATCAAATGGCCCAAGCCGATAGATTTGCATTGAATCAATTAATGGGCGATAAAAAACTTACTCCTGAACAGGAGAAAAGAATTAGTGATGCAATAAAGTCAAATCCAGGAATGATTTTTGGTGCTTATGTTAAAAGGCTGGAAGCCGAACCTAAGGCTCCCCTAAAACCTTCTGTTAGTATACAAGATTACGAATATTATAAAGGAACTTTAGCTCCTGGAGAAAAACCAATGTCTTTTATTGAATTTCAGAATTCAAAGAAATCTGGAACTACAATAAACGTAGGAAGCGGTTTTGGAAAGTTATCTGACAAACTTTCAGAAGGAGGAGCAGACCAAGTTTTTAAAAGCCGAGAAAAAGCCGAAGATTCAATTGGTGTACTTAGGGCAAATAAACAAAATAGAGAGTTGTTAGAACGGGGAATGATTACTGGTGCCAAGGGGGCTTCTTTTGTAAACCAGTTAAATAAACTTCTTGTGGTTGCTGGATTTAACGTTAATCCAGATGTATCTGCTAATACTGATGCTTACTTGGCAAATGTAGCAAAACAAACAGCAACGATTATAAAAGATTTTGGTGCTGGAACTGGTCTTTCAGATGCAGATAGGGAGTTTGCAACTAAAGCTGCTGGTGGAGATATTTCAATGTCTCGAGAAGCTCTGGAGAGAATATTGGATATTAATGATAAAGCAGCAGTTTTTAGCTTAAAAAGACATAAGGATCTTATTAGTAAACTTCCAGAAGGCTCTCAGCCTTTTGATCTTAGTGTACCTGTTCCCAAAGAATTTGAAGAAACATACAATGAAATATTGAGGATAAACGATGAATCCGATGAAGCCCTCAAGAATATTCTTGATAAATACACTGACACTGAATAAATAACAAAGTTTATTTTTATAAATTAATTACTCATGGCTGATGTAACTCAAGAACAGCTTAAGCAGGCTATTATAAAAGCTGAAAGTGCTGGCAATACTGAAGACGTAAAAATACTAGTAGACGAGTATGTTGCTCGTTACGGCACAGGAGAGCCAAGGCAAACCCCAAATCAACCTGCCTTGGGAGAGCTAAGAGATTCTCCCGAAGAAATACCTCTTTTAGATAAAGTAAAACAATCTGCTAAGCAATTTGCTTCTAAGGAGTTAGAGGCTATGAGAAGGGATGCTGAATTCTTTCGTAGAGGTCTTCGTAGAGGCGAGCCACCGTCATATCAATCAAGGCTGGAATTTGAAGCTGAAAAGCCCCCTAGTATTGAAGATCTTGATGAAACTGCGAAAATAAGACTAAAGAACCTTAACGAGTACAGGGGTGGTTTTGGTGGAATGGTTAATGCTTTGCTATATCCAGATGTTAAGGAAAGGGCTATGCTTCTTGCTGACGAAGGATTTGATGTTAATATTGATGGCCCGTACCCAACGATAACTATAAATGGGGAAGAGTTAGCTATAAACTCTCCTGGATGGTCTCTTCAAGACGCTATCTCTTTAGTGGGAGAAATAGCTACATTTATGCCAGCAGGAAAATTCACTTCTGCTGGGAGAGGTCTAGCAAAAAAAGTTGCTAGAGGCATTGCTTCTGGAGCTACCACATCTGGAATAAGAGAAGGTATTCAAGTAGCTGGTGGTGGAAAGTTCGACGGTGATCAGGTTATCTTTGACACTATAGCTACTGCTGGTGGTGGAGTTTTAGAACGATTGGCTCCTGCTATCTGGCGAAAACTTTCTCCAGCAGCTAGAAAAAAAGCTAGAGATGTAAAAAGCATAAATTCTTTAATTGATCTTGGTGTAGATATAGATGAATTAAAAGCATTGGCTTCTAAAGAAATTATAGAGCCTTCTGCTGCTTTAGAGGAGTTTTCTGCTGCACAGTTTAAGAAGGCATTAGAAAAAGATCCAAGACTAGCTGCTAAGTACGCTAAAGAATACGCAGAAGCTTCTAATAATCTTTCTGCTATGCTTTCAAGAACATTTGGAAGATTGTCCAAGCAAGATATTGACCTTTTAAATCCAGAGGAAACACTTCTTAATGTTTTTTCATCAGCACAAGATTTAGCATCTAATATACAAAAGGTTCAATTCCAAATGCCTATGGCACTAATAGGCAGGGAATATCCTGAGGTTTATAAAAGATTAGGAGACATAAATGTTGCAGGTGCTGTAAACTTAGCTGATGAAATAATAAAAAACAGCAACCCTGGAGACAAGGCTCAAAAAGCTGCGATGAGGTGGAAAAGGTTGCTGGAGTCTCCAAAGGAGGGTGATGTAGTTCTTTTTGATTCTACTGGAAGACAAATAGGACTTGAAGATAGAGTTGAAATCACAAAGCCAGCAGAGCAAGTTCATTTAGCAATTAGAGAACTAGGAGATATTCTTAAGTCTGACCCCAACTTTAACAGCAGTGTAGGAAGCCAAGTAAAATCAAACGCTAAAAAATTAATTAAAGAACTAAGAACTGCTCTTGGAGATGATTTTAGAAAGGTCGATGAGGCTTACTCAAGGTCTGCTAAGGCTTTAAATGATTTCAAGAAGAACACTAGGCTCGGAGAAATTATCTCTAAGGGAGAATTAAATGCCGATCAGTTTCTTGATTCTATATTTATGGCGAAGCCGAGAACCAATGACTTCAATCAAGCAAAAAAATTTATGGACGAGATTGCTAATGTTAGTCCATCAGAAGCCAATGATTTATACGGAAGTTATTTTGCAGCTAAGATTAGGTCGTTGCCAGATGGGGCCAACATGAATCAAATATTGGACGCTATTTATGGAACTGATCGCACTGGTGATATTTTAAAAAGTTCAGTTTATAGATTAGCCCCGAATAAGGCTGCTCAAAAAAGAGTACAACAAATAGGTTTTTTGTTAAAATCTGGATCAAAAGTAGACGCAGTGGAATCATTAGCAAAAGCTGGACAAGATTACGTAGATGGCAAGTTAGCTCCAGATGCAGCTCATTTTGTTTACATAAGAATGGCAATCTCTAAAGCTATTAAAGATTCTTCTAATAAAAAGTTTTTAGAGACTGCTTATAACATGACCCTTAACCCTAAATACAGGAAAGAATACTTAGATTTGCTTAACTCTAAACAAGTTTTAACAGCAGCTTCTAAGTCAAATTTTCTTAAAAGGCAAGATGCCGCTAATACGGTTTACCGCAAGGCTTTAAATATTGCCGAAAAGGTTGCTTCTGACATGAAGAACGGAAGCCTGATTGGAGCAGCTATTCCTGGAATACTTACCTCTCAATCTAGGGAAGATGGCGTTCAGCAAGTCCCTTTTCGAAATAACTAAAAAAAGGGCAGCAGGTTTTTAAGCCCACTGCCCTTGAGGTGCTGTGCGTTCGGAGAGCAGATCACTCTGGATCTGATGTATCGGGAGGGATAATTTCTTCTTCTTCTTTAGATGATAGAAACTCTTCTATTCTATCTCTAAGAGATCCAATAACGGAAAGTTCTTTACCGTGGAATGCTCCACGTTTAGCAGCCAGGTCTATAATATTAACTGCTTGGGATAAGTCTTGGTACGAAATGGTAGGTTCTTCTGACATGATTAGGACTGTAGTGATTCTGGCTTCTTTGTCAACTCCCTTATAAGGACTCTGTACTTCTCTTTCGTCTGAGGTCGTTTAGCTCTCTTGATCCTACGCCTGTACTCTCGGACTACCTTATCTGTGTCTGTTCTGTGCTTAGGATGGATAGGATTTACTGAGTAATCTTTACTCCAGTATTCTATGATAGCAATGAGGACATCCTCATAAGAGGCTCCCAGAGGCCGTATAAAGCGTTTGTACGCATTCCATACCTTACCCTCGAATGAATTGACTTCACGCTGTAGAACGCATCTGACGTGTCCTGAGACATGATCGTGGTCTAAGACCGCATCTTTGATCTGCAATCCTGTAATAGGATCTCGTCCTCCTTGTCTCATTAGGAGTTCCTCCCTGAATGATTTGATCTCGGACTGTTTAAGCTTGTTCATGTTGGATTACTACGACAAATCTACCTTATACCCGTTTTCTAATTTATAAATCCATAACTTGGCGTACATTTCTATCTCCATGTTTTCCCATAAATACCTCATTAGATCCTTTTTGAGTTTTTCATTGTTAGGCAAAATGTACCTTTCGTATCCATCTCTATATCCAAAGTCAGCGTATTTTCGCGTAGGATCCGAGACTTCGCAAAAATCATTAGGCATTACTCCCATTGAAAGAACGTAACCAAAGAACTTTTCGTCTCCTACTTTTAGAAGGGGCCATTCTTTTACCTCAAGCTCTTGGTAAATTAGTTCTGTGTTTCTCATCAAATTGTCTAAGGTCTCTGTTTCTCATTTGAAGATTGTCTAACTTATTTCTGAATGAAGGATCGTCTGGATCTTGTGTCCCTGGAGGAAAGTGTAATGCTGTTCTTCTGAACTCTATAGTTGGCATCCACCCTAGTAGCCAGATTAGCTCTAAGTCTTTTCTAACCCTAGCAAATACGTAAAAGTCGCAGTCTTGTTCGAATCTTCTTTCAACTGCTACCCAATGGTGAGGCTGTGGAACTTGCCATCCACCCTTGCTTTTTACGTCTACTCGCTTCCCTTTCTTTGTCAGAAGATCGTAGTTGTACGTGCTGGCAATCTGTAGTCCGAACTTATCAGCGTAAACAATCTCTGCTAGAAGCCCTCTAATATTTCCAGAACCCCTAAGCATGGAGTGCTTAAGAGATCCCATTTCTTCAGCTAACTCTTTAGCCTTATTTCTTTGGGACTCAGTTGTCTTTATCTCAATCAAAGCTTTAGTTCTTGCTTGTACTTTTCCCAGCTCTGTACCTCTTCAACAATCCACTCAACGGATTCTTTGTTGAGAACAGCTTGGTCTACTAGCTCGTGGATCAAGTCATCCTTAACCCCACCCATCAGTCTAGTGATCTTGGCCGTTATTACATCTATCTGACTTTGAAAAGCCTGAGCAGCAGTCAGCAACTCAATTGCTTCTGACACCTCACTGACTGTTAGCTTCTTCATAGCTCGTACATTGTCTCCTCTAAGAATCTCTGCATCCAGCTCTCAAGAATCCGAATGGTTTCATTAGGCAGGAGAGATGACTCAGCGTACACGATTATAGTGTTATCATCGTCTATGTCTATTACCTTTTGGTGGAACATAGTGACTTCATCCATTAGAGTTTTCCCTAGCTCAGTCCTGCATACCTGCCTTGCTGGAAAAACGTGATAGCCCACTGGCATTAGATCGCCAGTAAAACCGCCACCGATCATAGGTGCTACGCTTTCTTTTACGTACCCTGAATCAGATGAGAGCATCTCTTTCACCTGTAGTGCTAATTCTTTAAACTCTTCTTGAATCATTCTTCTCTGTAAAAAACGTCTATGTGTCCTGGTTTTACTACGTATCCTACTCCTTCTATAGCAGGAACAACAAGTTCATCAAGCACTTCATGGAGCATCATGTCAACTTCATCAGAAGATACAGTGCAGGTTTTGTACGGGGTCTTAAAGGTAATCGTGTACCTTTGTTGGCATATTGGGCAGGTTTCTTCGTTCATGGATAATCAATATGGTTTTCTTTCTTCTCTTTAATCATTGCTAAAGCTATTGTACAGTACCCGATTATGTCCTCGAAGGCATCCTCAACGTGCTCATCCTCCACTGCTAAGGATTTAGTTTTGCAGAACGTCTGCACTCTCTTTATCTTGTCTCCCATGCGAACGCACAGTCCGATAAGAGGATCTACTCCGTAATCCCTAGCTTGCTCAAAGTTAGCGAAAGCAGAAGTACTCATTGCGGTGTAGTCGTTGTTCTTGTCCTTTAGAACATTGGACATCTTGGCGAATAAAGCCTTAGTAAACTCTTCAAACTGTTTTTTTATCATGTTTTTTTATTACAAATTCATTAAAAAATTGCACACCATAGATGTTTCTTTCCTCCCACCATCTTCAATAACTGCACATCCTATTGAGGGATGTGGGCCATGCTTCCCGTAAGCCATAGCATAAGACTTTTTATCTACTCCATTGCCTACTTGGATGCCGAAAACTTTACAGTTCCCACCTGTATGCCAAGTGGTGTAGCACTCAGAGTGATAATGCCCTTGTACTACTGACTGCATATCATTCTTGGATCTTTGCATGGCTTTTCTGCCTTCACCGTGGCAGTACAATACGCCATCTATTTCAATACTTTCAACAAACTTCCATCCAGGTGCATCAAGGACTTCATTGTACTCCCTAACCCATCGCTTAGATATTCCTGCTGTGTAAGCCTTACGATGAACTAGCCTATCGTGGTTGCCTACGCAGACGTAAGCTTCAGGGAATGCCCTGTACCACTTGCCTATTCTCCGTATAGCTCTGTCTAGCTCTTCGCCAGCAGAGTAGCCATCGGGGTCTGTTTCGTGGTACGAGCTGTAATGGTTGTCAATAACATCACCGATAAAAA